AACATCGGGAAGCCTCTGTGCCAACTACAACATGGCGCAATGGGTTCTGAACAGAAACGTAAGTCCAAGAACTTCAAGGTCCAGATGATGATCGGTGACGCCGTTGAGTGCATCACTAATTTAATCCTGAAGGTCGCAGAGGTTAATATTACCGGCGGTAAAAACCTTGTAGAAATGGACTTTGGCTCAGTCACCATTAAGGGTGAGGATGATATAGAAATAGATCACAAGATCTATGACGTTAAATCCTGCAGCCCTTTCGCTTTCGATAAGAAATGGTCCAACGGTTATGAGGCTCTTAAAGAAGACGATCCATTCGGCTACATCGGACAGCTAACCGGTTATGCCCAAGCCCAAGATAAAGAATTGGGTGGCTGGATTGTTGTGAACAAGTCCACCGGTGCAATGCTTGCAGTAGATGCAAATGTTTCTGCATCTGAGAAATCTTACAACATGTTTGCTATGAAAAGCACGGTTGAAAAGATTACGAGCGGAGCGCCTCTAGAGCGTCAGTTTGATCCCGTACCCGATAAGTTTAATCGGAAGCCTACCGGCCTCAAGCGGTTGCCTATGGCCTGTGGCTTCTGTGACTTCACTCAAGCTTGCTATCCAAAGGCAAAGTTCAAACCTCACCCTATGTCGAAGGCAAAGGAACCACCTTCGTACTGGTTCGTAGAGGATTAAGCATGGCGATAAAACCTCAGTCTGCAAAGGCTAAGGGGCGGCGTCACCAGCAATGGGTCAGAGATAAAATTCTAGCACTGTTTCCGAAACTGGAACCAGACGATGTCCGTTCCACCGGGATGGGCCAAGGCGGGGAAGACGTTCAACTGTCGCCCGCTGCTAGAAAGCTCTTTCCCTACTCCGTCGAATGCAAAGCTCTGAACAAGATCAGTGCATACAAATTCATGGAGCAAGCTGAAGCCAACTGCCCACCCAAAGCGGAACCAATCGCAATCATCAAAGCGGATCGGCAGAAGCCACTAGCCCTGATGGATGCAGAACACTTTTTCAAACTGATTGGAAAAAACAAATGAAAGATAAAGACCCCATTGCCTGCGGCTTATTTATAACGCCGGTAGACCATACAGGATTTAATCTCAGCGCCTTTAGCAACCTTGTAGGCAACGTGTCCGAAGAGGAAGTGAATCACTACGAAGCTCTGGTTGAGGGCATCGGATACATGGTTCAAAACAACCCATTCTTTTTTGTGGATCTGGGCAACATGGTCCTCGACCAATCTGAAATGGAAATCGAATTTGAGCCTGCCGATGAACTTGAGCAAGCCATTGCCGAAGCCAAAGTCATCCCCTTCAATAAGAAAAACTGATGGCAGATAATGTAAACAACCCCCCGCATTACAACCAAGCAGGCATTGAGTGCATCGAAGCTATTTATGCAGCCCTCGGCCATGAAGGATTCAAATCCTACTGCCAAGGCAACGCAATCAAATACCTGTGGCGTCACCAGTATAAAAACAACCCCATTGAGGATCTTAAAAAGGCCCAATGGTACATCAACAAAATCATTGAGGCGGAAGAATATGAATTTTGAAGACTATCAAACACAGGCATCTAAGACCGCTGTCTATAATGATGCTGATATAATTATTTACCCTTCCCTTGGCCTTCTTAGCGAGGCTGGTGAGGTCGCAGGAAAGATCAAAAAAGTACTGCGGGATAAGAACGGCATGTTTAGCCCAGAGGACCGGGCAGAGATCGGCAAAGAGGTTGGTGACACCCTCTGGTACATTGCATCCCTCTGCACCGATTTGGGCATAGGCATGGAAACTGTTGCCCAACAAAACTTAGACAAATTGAACAGCCGAATGGCACGGGGCGTCCTCGGCGGCTCTGGTGACAATCGATAAGGAAATATTAAATGAATAACTATCTACCAACCGATTACCAATCCTTCATCCACACAAGTCGCTATGCCCGTTGGCTAGACGAAGAAGGTCGCAGGGAAACTTGGGGCGAGACCGTAGGCCGCTACGTTTCTAGTATTGTATCTCCTGTAATTGAGGACACGGCAGTACAGAATGAAATCTCTGAGGCCATCACAGCCCTTGAGGTTATGCCTTCTATGCGATCCATGATGACCGCAGGTGTTGCAGCCGCCCGTGACAATACATGTATGTACAACTGTTCATACCTAGTCATTGATGACCCCAAAGCCTTCGATGAAGCAATGTTCATCCTGTTGTGTGGTACGGGCGTAGGGTTCTCTTGTGAACGTCAGTACATCAAGAGCCTGCCAGAGGTTCCTGAGACCCTTTATGACAGCGATACAACCATTGTAGTTAAGGACAGCAAGGAAGGTTGGGCCAAAGCGTATCGCCTTCTGATTAGCATGCTCTTTGCCGGTGAAATCCCCACATGGGATGTAAGCAAGGTTCGCCCAGCCGGTGCTAGACTTAAAACCTTTGGTGGTCGTGCATCTGGCCCAGCGCCTTTGGTTGATCTGTTTAATTTCACCATTGATACCTTCAAAAAGGCTGCAGGCAGTAGGCTGTCTTCCTATGAATGTCACAGCATCATGTGCAAGATCGGTGAAGTTGTCGTGGTAGGTGGAGTGAGGCGTTCAGCGATGATCTCTCTATCCAACCTGTCAGATGATCGTATGCGCCACGCTAAGTCCGGTAAATGGTGGGAAACAGCCCCGCACATGGGCCTAGCAAACAACTCTGTGGCCTATACCGAAAAGCCAGACGCTATGAGCTTCCTGCGTGAATGGACTGCATTGGCAGAAAGCGGTTCTGGTGAGCGTGGTATCTTCAATCGTGAAGCCGCTGTTAAGCAAGCCAATAAGAACGGACGCCGTGACCCTAACTACGAATGGGGAACTAACCCGTGCAGCGAAATCATCCTGCGGGGACCAAAGACCGATAAGAGCGGCAATCCAATTGCAGGTACAGGCGGTCAGTTTTGTAATCTAAGTGAGGTAGTAATTCGTGCTACAGATTCTAAAAAAGATCTTATTCGGAAAGTCCGTATCGCAACCATATTGGGAACGGTACAATCTACCTACACCAAGTTCCCTTATTTGCGAAAGGTGTGGGCGAAGAACACGGCAGAAGAACGGCTGTTGGGCGTGTCGCTAACCGGCATCATGGACAACACCCTAACGAATGGCAAAGAAGGTGACCTAGCTGTTCTGCTAGAAGACCTGAAACAGGTGGCTGTTGATACAAACAAGGAATGGGCTGATAAGCTGGGCATCGAAGTGTCGGCTGCTATAACTTGCGTGAAACCATCGGGTACAGTTTCACAGCTTACAGATAGCGCCTCGGGGATTCACGCACGGCATAGCCCTTATTATATCCGTACTGTTCGTGGTGATAACAAAGATCCTCTGACACAATTTATGAAGGACCAAGGCGTTCCTAACGAGCCAGAAGCCTTTAAGCCCGATCAGACCACCGTCTTCAGCTTCCCAATGAAGGCACCTGACAATGCGGTAGTTACCGCAGACATGTCAGCCATCGATCAGCTTAACATGTGGCTGATGTATCAGCGTCACTGGTGCGAACACAAACCTAGCGTGACTGTAAACGTAGAAAGTTCTGAATGGTTAGACGTAGGCGCATTTGTTTACGAGCATTTCGATGAAATGTCTGGTGTATCGTTCCTACCGTTTGATGATCATACCTACCAGCAAGCACCCTACCAGCATGTCGGTAAGTCCGTGTACAATCAAATGTTGGCTACCATGCCAGATGCAATCGATTGGACGAAACTTTCTGCGTATGAGGCAGAAGACAATACCTCTGGAAGTCAGACACTCGCATGCACGGGTGATAGCTGCGAAATCGTGGATCTCACTGCGTAGTGGCTGGCATGTACACAATCTTAACCAGAGACCAATGCAACTTCTGTGACCGGGCTAAGGCAGTACTCCGGTCACAGGGGCAACCGTATGCAGAGTACAACATACAATCAAAAAGTAGCAGGTGGCTCACGCCCCTGCTTCTAATGGCCGACCTAAAAACCGTACCCCAGATCTTTGACCCTGAAGGAAAGTACATCGGCGGCTACAGCGAACTTGAGGACTCATTGCAATAATTGAGGCAGGTTTATGAATAAAAACGAGGCATACGAAGTCGGCTACGAAGACTTCTTCAAGAACAACCATCGGTGCGCCTACAAGCCTAAAAGCCGTTTCTACAAAGAATGGCAACGTGGGTTCAATGACGCATACTTCTACAACAGGAGAACGCATGTACAAAGTATTCCAACAGACAGACTTCAACAGGTATGATGAAGCGGCACGGGCAGCGGCTAAAAAGTTCTGGTCTTCGGTTGGTTATACTTGTGAAGACAATCCTGACGAATTTGGGGTGGACCTAGTCGTTAAGGGCCAGAAGAAGATGTTCTTCTGTGAGGTTGAGGTTAAGACTGTGTGGCACGGGGTACAGTTTAAGTATCCCACCATACATCTGCCTGTACGCAAGGCTAAGTTCTTAACCAAGCCCACGCAGTTTATGATTTTTAATAACAGCCTAACCCATGCAGCCATCTTTGGCCGCAAGGTGGTTCTGGATAGCCCCTGCGTCGAAGTCTCCAATGTGAAGATCTCACATGGCGAAAAGTTCTTTGACGTACCATTTGAAAAAGCAACCTTCGTACAAACAATTTAGGTGAATATGAGCAAGAATGCCCGTCGATACACAAGAAAGCGCAAAATAACAGAAGGGGAAACACCCACGCCTAAACACATTAAGTCTATCCAATTAGTTCCCAAGACCTACAACCAGCAATTGTATGCAAAGGCTCTTAACAATGACCCTCTAGTATTCGTCACAGGATGCGCAGGTACTGGCAAGACCTACATGGCGGCGACACAGGCCGCTAAGATGTACTACGAAGGCAGTGTAGCAAAGATCGTCATTACACGCCCTAACGTGGCCGCAGGTGGCCGTGACATAGGCTTCTTTAAGGGCGGTCTGGAAGAGAAGATGGCCCCATGGGTAGCTCCTCTGATTGATGTACTAAAGAAGCATCTGGGCGTCACAAAGGTGCAGAGCATGCTGTCGGATGGTAACATTGTCGTGGAGCCGTTCTCTGTGATGCGAGGCAAGTCATTTGATGACGCATTCATCATCTTAGATGAAGCTCAGAACACCACCTACGTTGAGCTAAAGATGTTTCTGACCCGCATAGGTGATAACACTAATGTAGTGGTAAACGGTGACGTTGCTCAGACAGATCTAGCAGAGAAGTCCGGGCTAGGCCGCATCATCAGAATGATCAAATCACAAATGCTACCCTTCCCTGTGATTGAAATGACTGTCGATGATATTGTGCGATCTGATGTGTGCGCAACTTGGATTAAAGCCTTCATAAAAGAGGAAGCTGCGTAATGGATTTATACCTGTCCGGTTGCCTATACCTAATAGGCTCATTGTTTATTACACTTAACTTCGAGCCAGAAGAAGGCTCCTCAAGAGTGATATACCTTTTGTTCGTATTCGCATGGCCGGTAATGACGCTGTGGATGTTAGTAGAAGACATGTTCCACAAACAATAAAGCGCCCCGTGGTGTTGACCTCGGAGCGCCCTAAGAGTATAATATACGAGAAGATGGAAGTTTGGTCGCTTCCCCTTCGGTTTTAATTGGAACCCTCAGATTTCGGTCTGGGGGTTTTACTTTTTAGAACACAATTGTGTCTGTGTCGGGGTCATATGAACAGCCCTGTTGATACTCAATCGCCGTAGCCGTATCCACGGTACACACCACCATTTGCTGTTGTTCTGACCTCATACTTCTACCCGAAGCATCTAGTAATGCGAGACCTAAGTCATGCGCCTGTCTTGCTGTTAATAACATATCGTAGCCCTTTGCTAAGTGAACATACCGGCGGTAGTTGCGGTTACTAATCGCTGCCGTACTAAGATTATGGGCCAGATTCGTTTAGGGATGAACCTACTATTTTAAAGTTTATTTTTATGCGTTTTGTTGACACTGAAAAACAACGATAAAATAGGGAATTTACCTATATATAGTATGTCAAGTAATGCAAAAACAAAATATGGTATGCATTTGAATAGGCATAAAAGCAGAAAAGCTACCGAATCATTTGACCCGATAGCTCTACTGTTATTAGTTACCTTAAAGGGCGTTACTAACCCTTTGTTAAGTGAACATGCCCCTCAGATTTAGGTCTGGGGGGTTTCTTATTGTAAACCTATAAACTGGTTCATATCCCTGTCTAGGGTTCCTGCGTCTTCCTCGCCAAACACATCCTCTTCTTGTACACGGAACTCGTAACGTAATCCCAATACAGATTGATTGCCTGTCTCCGCAGCTATTTTAATAGCTATTTCCTTTGCAGAGGGTTCATTACCATCAGCAATTGACTTCAACATCTTCTCAAATTGTTTTCGGTTAGCTACGATTGTAGCAAGGGTGTGTGCAGCCACTGTTTTCTGTAGCTGTTCCGCCTCTGCCACAGGCACAGAAGTCATCCTACGAAGCATAGCCGCTGTAGGGTTCATGTAACCGGCAGTTAGAAGGATTGCTGTAGAAACGGCGTCCCTAATGTTGGAGTCCCGTGCGGCATTGATGATCGTATCAGACCCCGCCTGTGAAGCTCTTAACCGACTTGGGATGGAGGTGTCGTACATTGTATTAACGAGATCAATAATTGCATCAGACATCTGGCTGTCTTGCCCATAAACAACATTTATGGATTTAAGCAGATTACTAGCCTCATCTTCGCTTAACTTCTTGACAGCACCTAGTGATACATTGCCACGGGCTTTTGTACCCGACTTCATGGCGGTAGGTGATGCACCTATTAAACGTGTTCCTATATTTTCTAAAGAAATTGCTTTTAGGGCGTCTATTGCCTGATCCCTTTGAAACTGGTCTGGCAATACAGCAATCTTGTCCATTAGCTCTTTAATGCGGATTTCAGAATCCGCTGACCCCATAATACCGGCCAGTTTATTTCTAGCACTTGATGTAGGGGTACTACGGGATGGTCCTGAAACCCCTACAGCGTTTGAACCACGGGGTGTATCTATGAGCATGCCCACAATACCCTCTTGCGCTTTTAGTACATCCTCGCCGTAGCTTTTTATAAGCTCATCATTAGCCAGTGTAATATCGCCCAAGTTTCCATAAGTCTTCTGGATTTGTTCATAAGCCTCAGTCATATCATTTAGAAGATCTGTGTCTCCTAAAGCTTGCAGTTGCTCCCGTACCGGGCGGAAGGCCTCAAACAAAAGGTTTTCTGGTGTATCGCTCCCTTTTGCGGCACCTGATTGCACAGCATCACGAAGAGCATTAGCAGCCTGCGCCCTAAACAGATCCCTGAATGCACCATTTAATTCTGTGTCTGGTCGCACTGAACTTAGCATATTGCTTAGTTGGCTCATAAGTGTGCCAGTTTGATCCCCAACCACTTCATCAACGAACTGGTCTGACCCTAGGATCATGTCAGGTTCGTTTCGCCCAAAATCTCCCGGTATCTGCCCACGCTCCGTATCAAAGCGGCGTACACTCTGCATTTTATCTGTAAGGCGCTGTATCGGCTCTGAGTTAGTAAACGTAGACATTGCCAACTTGTATTCGCTATCTGCAGCTTTGTATGCCGCAGAAACACTTTCTTCTGCCGTAGCAATAACGTGTGCCATTTGGCCGACTTCAGGGTCGGTGATGTGATTTCTAAATTCAATCAATCGGCGTTGAATAACCCCGGAATCCCTGTAGCTATCTATAACAGAAGCCAGCCTTGCTTTAAGGTTGTAAAGATCCTTGAATGACACCTCTTGCGTTATACGTTCAATTACTTGATCTGGGGTTTCGAGTATGGCGCTATTAGCAGTGTCACCTACAACAGGTATTGGGTCTATGCGGGTGCCTACACGCTGTGGAGTAAATCCCTCGAATACATCACGAAGAACCGCAGCGGCTTGCCCACCTGATTTGTCTATTGCATTTGCAGCACGGGTAACCTCAAGAAGCTTATTGCGTAGTAGTTCTGCATCTATTGAGGCTTCAGGTAAAGCTTTATAGGCAGCATCAACCTTATCCATCGTACTCTTAAATACAGCGTAGCCTTCACTAGCAACAATATCTGTAAGCTCCTGACGAACCTCTGCGTTGTTAGTGTTAAACAGGCCGTAGTTCCCTGTGTTCTCTGCTATGAGATCCTGAACAATAGGGTTGTCTTCAACTACAGTTGCCTGTGCCGCTAAGATCTCATCTGTTTGTCTAGCTACATCGTCTGCTTTAGCCGTTATTTCTGCTACTGTTACGTCAGATTGTCTTACTACATCTTCGGCTAAACCTTGTGCCGCTTGATCAATTGTACGCCCTTCACCCGCAAGGTTACCTGCGGTCTCAGACATAAACCCAGCAATTTCGTCAGGGATGCGATCAGCACCTGCTTGCACCAAAGGATTGCTTTGCTGGCTGCGGAAAAGGCCAATCATAGATGTAGACATCTTCGCAGCCTCATCCATCACAAACTGTTCAAACTCTGCCTCACTAAGCTTGTCTTTCATGCCAGCACGGGTTTCTCTTATGTAGGCCTCCGAACCCATCATAATGGCGTTTGTAGTATCTGTGTCTATTGCTTTGGTTGCATCACCAAGACTTAGATTGATAACCCTATTGTCATTCAAAACACCTGCAAGCGCCCTAAGACGTAGCTTCATCTCAACAGGATTTAGATTAACAAATTCTGGGTCTAGGTATTTAACAACCTCAAGAACGGTCCCGTCCCGAACCGCTGTTTTAAGGGCTTCTTTATTTGCTAGTTTTACACCAGCACTTGTCTTGTTGAATAAAAATTTAGCAGGACCAGCCAGTAAAGCTAACGCACCATCCATGAGGCCGTTGATGATCATGCTATCTACCACCATAGCAACATCTTCTGCGGCAGCGTCACTTAAAGGCAAGTACTCACTAACCTTGCTACCCTTTACTGCAAGCCCTTCGTCACCTTCAGAGGACACGATTGCTTCCGCAATAGCAGTACCAATACTATTTGCTGTAACTGTAGATGCTTTACCAATTTCAGATGATTTAAGACCACTACCTAAATACTTTGCAAACCTGCCAGTGTACTTAATTGCCTTTGTAGCGACCCCAACGGGTGCGGCTAGGGTGAGTATAGAAGTTGCAAGATCCTCCCCACCAGCCTGATCTAGATCCGGTCTTGAAGCAGCAAACTCGCTCTCTTCTAGGATAGCACCTTCTGTTAATAAACCACCAAACTCTTGGTATAAATTTCGTGCTGATTGTTCTATAACTCGATTAAATGCAGAAGCGTCTAGGACCGGGTCCGGTATAAGAACCTTTTCCATCCGGTAGTCTGCTATTGTTTCATCCCCTGTTACAGGAAGTCCTTCGGCATTCACCGGGATCATACGGTCATATACACGTTTACCGTTTTCTGTGTAAAACGACCCACCTTCAAAAAGATCACGGGTTGCCTGAGACCATTGCGCTATATCGGTATCATACTGGTCTTTGGCTATCTGGCTAGGCTGGGGGTCAGAACCCTCTGGCTGCACCATATTGTACCATGCCGCACCTACTCTGTCATACAGGCTCAGATCTGGTTTGGTTTTTACTTCACCTGTATTAGGGTCGGGATACGATCCATATAAATTATCATATGTGAACGAATCCCGTGTATCTACTATTGGTGCGGGGCCGGTGTCTTTCGGTGTATTTTCTGCAACAAGCTTTTTTACATATGCATCCCAGTCTTCTTCAGTACCGCCCTGCCATGTAGGAACGCCTGTACCATCATCAAAGTCTGTTTCAGGTTCTGTTAAAGTAGGTTCCGGTTCGACAACAACGGGATCGGCGGTATCATCAACATCACCCCCCATATTAAGACCCTGCGATTTAAAAAATTCTAATTCTTCTGGTGTAAAATTTTCCATTAGTTTGCTACCCCTGTAGTAAGGGCTTGTTCAACGGCGGCAGTAGTTATCCCGTGTACTCTTGCTAATTCAGCGGCTAGTTTTTCTCGCTGTCCCGGTTCAAGATTGGGATTATTGTATGATTTTTGAAATAATGAAAAGCTATCCAAGTTTTTAATTTTAGCAACCTGTTGACCCACACTAAGAGGTGTTACGGCTCCAGAGGCGGGCGGCTCATTTACTGAAGCCGGTGCTTGATACTCCGTATTCATCCATTGTAGCTGCGCTTGGATGTCTTGACCTTCAAGGTATTTAGCCAAAGGCATCATCTGATCCCCAAAGGCTCTCTCTGAATTTGGAATCATACCTGCAGCGTTTATGCTTGGATGCGTTAGCAGAAGATTGTGTTGCTCCTCGGCTTTAGAGTACCCTTCATTGACCAAATCACGCAAACTTTTTGTAAATGTTGCGTAATTGCTACCGGCCACAACAACATTAAATGCTGCCTCAAAATCTTTGTCTGTGGTGCGCTCTTGGCCCATTGCGGTTCGTGCGTATACATAGGCAAATTCAATCGCCTGTGCCTGAAACCTTGCGTATTCATCTGCACTGATACCTAGCTCACTTAGGTCTGAAGCAGTAGGCATGTTTTCTGGTTTCAAAGTACTGGAAATTTTATATGCTTCTTGACTAAGATTTTCTACACCAGAGACAAACCCATTCAGATTTGTATACTCTGTTTTGATCCTTTGTATAATAGCAGGGAGTTTCCCACCAATAAATGTAAGAACTTTACCATCGCTTTGCAGTACAAGTTCATCGATTGCTGCAGCCCTGCGGAGTAAATCTGTTACATCACTACGTCGAGCATTCATAGGAGCAATAACTTTCTCCTGTACTGCAGTACTAGCACTCCGAATTTCTTTTACATTGTCGGCACTTATAATAGATCCCGTTTCAAAGTCTTTAGATCCATAAGACTTATCAAGGGCGTATGAGTAAAAACCGCCGCCTTCTTTAGCAACAAGTTCTATAGTACTTACAGTACCGTCTTCACCTTTAATGTCTGCATAGAACGTCTGATCCGTTAGCTTCAGTTCTGTTGTTAGCTTATCAATCTTTGTTAAATGAGCTTTAAGCTGGTCTAATACGGTCTTCTTATCTTCTGCGCTAAGGTTAGAGTTTTTAACTGCCAGAATCTTTCCCTCGACAGCCACACTGGTTGATATACCTGTAAAATAGGATGAAAGGTCAGCACCCTTTTTAGCAGTCATAAGCTCTATGGCTTCTCTAGTGGCTACAAGTTTTGGGTCAGTTTCATTAGCCAAGGATAATTTTAGGTTTTCTCTGGCTGTAGGGTCCATATTGGCAAGACTTTGCAGGGCGTCTGCCGTCACCTCTTGGTTGTTTTCTTTCTTTTTATCTAGGAGATTTTGTGCCATATCCTTCATATTTTTATCATAGACATCATCTGTTGCTTGTAGCACTCCCTCTAGTTGACCTTCATTCATAAGAAGAATTTTTCTGGATGTTTCTATATTTGTTGCAGTTATTTCCGCAGTTTTTGCCGCTTCAAAATCTTTTTCATATAGTGCAAGGACGTTGAGATCCACTTCAGAAAGAACCTGTCTTCCAGCATCATGCAACCGGCGCAGGTTCGCAACATCCGCAGGATCTGTAATTGATACCCAATCAATTTCATTTTTCTTAGCCAAAGGATCAAACGCAAACCCTTGGTTAGTAGTGGACGCTGTCTGTACCGCACCCTTGTCTAGCTGTTGTGGGTTAAATTTTCTATTATAATAACCGTCTAGCTCGGTACGATATTCTTGCATTTCTTCGGCTGTAAATACGCCAGATGCTAGCAGATCATCAGTTTCCTGCCGTATACCTAAGCTAGTACGCATACTACCATCTTTAGCAGGAGGCAGCCTCATTGGTGGCGCTTGGTTGGGGCTGGCCCCTGTCACATATTCTTCGGTAACTTCCACATCTGGAAGCGTGAATTTACCGTCATCGAAGTCTTTTTGAATTACACCAACAGCATCGGTTCCATATACCTCAACCTCATTCGTGACGTATGCCATGGCCTGTGCATTTCTGGGGTCAATACCAAAGCGGGTGGCAATAGAATTGGCAATACGTTGATTCTTCCTAGCCTCTACCTCTTTTTTAGCTTGTGCAGCGGCAAGGCGTCTGGCTTCTGCAGCGGCTGCTTTTTTAGCCTCACGCTTCTCTTGGCGTTCTTCTTCGCCACGCTTCATAATGCCTTTAGCCATAATACCAGCACCGGTATCTATCGCCTTCGCCAGTGTGTTGTCAGGCTGTTTAAAACCACCAGCGGCAATCTTACCGGATATTCTGGATTTGGTTGACCGTAGGGACATTACACCACCTCTTCTTCAGTATCAGACCCGCCCAGCATGAGCGCCTGTTCTTCCGCTGTAGCGGTCATTTCTTCTGCAGGCTGTGCCGGTGCCATAAGACCGTCTTCAGCCTCTGGGACGGCCTCTGGGGCGCTCTCAGGGGGTGTCTCTTCGGGGTCTACATCATCAACAACACCCATCATCATTTTAAGCGTGGTGGATGTAATTGGTGTGCGTTTAGTATTGAGACCATCTTCGTATTTAATGTTCTCGCTATCGGCTAAGATCTGCAGATAACGGTAGACCGGGCCAGCCGCTAAGATAGCCATATCGATCTGGAATTTACCACGGCCAATACCCTGCATCATTAAGCCTGCAACGATGTTAGTCAGAGGGCGTCCTAGCTCCATAAGACTGTAAACAATCTCTGCAGTAGTTTCATCATTCATACGCTCCATGACGTACTCTACTGTACCGTCATAGGTCTCAATCTCTGGTGGCCGGTGCCATGGATAATTACGAGTATCAGCGGTGTAGTTCTCACCCGGTATCGGGCCTATTGTCCTTGGATCAAACATCTTCCACCTCTTCTTCGGCTAGGGGTTCCATGTCTGCTAGATCTTCTTCTAGCTCATCCATGTAATCAGGTGTGTAGATCACAGGATTGTCCTGAACCTTCATAAGCTCTTCGGGCGTTCTACCTTTCAGAAAGCTCTTAATTGACTTCTCAATTGCGTCTTCAAATTTCATTTTTAAGCTTCCCGTAATTAACCATCAGGTAGCCCTCTGGCCCCTCAATTACCGTGTCAGGATGTGTCTTCTGAACTTCCTGTGCGATCACGCCCATGGTCGGATACTTGTCGTAGCCGATTTCCTTGGCTGTGTCGTTCCAATCCCATGTATAGAACTGGACGCCGTTGAGTGTGTCATAGGGCTGAATGTTTTCTTTAAGTCGTACATCAGAAGCACCTGCAGCCGCTGCACCAATTGTGATAGCGCCGCCAAGAAGCGTATCAAAGAGACTAGCCTTCTGTGGTGTTGCAGCCTGTGCTGACATCTCACCTAAGAGAAGGCGAACCTCAAAATCTTCTTCGCTAACCGCACCCTGAAACAGGTAGTTCAAAGCAGCGTCAGTTCGATCCCATGTACGGTTAAGACCTTCTTGCGAAATATCTAAAATGTTCTTGATGTCTACAGCCGCTGCGTCAAAAGCCATCTGAGTATTGGTGGTTGCAACAGTCTGCCGCCACCGGGCGTTGGATTCATCCACAGCATGTTGCATCTTTGAGTAGAACTGTTGGCGCTCATTTTCCAAAGCCATGCGGAACTCAGTGGCATCATTAATCTCGCCAGCATTAAACCGTTTAAGTTCAGATAACAGGTTAGCGTTAAACTGTTCCACCTGCGTACCAAGCTCTGTGTAGAACTTAGTAAAGTCGTTCTTGCTTTCTGCAGAGAACCGGCGGGTTGCATTCTCTTGTTGTGTGTCCTCAAGCAAAACCTGCA